ACGGACCTCGTCCATAGCGTGGTCATTTTCCTTCAACACAGTATCGGATGTTTTCTTTTCATCCCATCTATATAGACCGAATTCACGTATACAGTCTTTACAGCTTGGGTCTATACGTATCATACCTGAGTTTAACAATGAACTTGTAATACGTATGCCGTCAATAACACTGTTAATTGCAGGTTTTACCCTAAATTCGCCATGTCTGCGGATACACTCGATAAAGGAAGCGGCAGAAGGATCAACTATAACTCTTGTAATCGGCAAATCTTCTACCAACTCAACCAGTGCTTGATAATGTTCCTCATCCGTTCTTTGCCTGCCTTCTTTTCTACTATCGAAGTAACTTTCCTTTATGCGAGCAGCTCCCTCACTGTTAACTCCCCACAATCCCATAGAACACGGATTAATCGTACCGTAGTCAATACTGACATAGAACTCGTTATAGTCATTCATATCAACTGTTTTTATAATTGTTTCCTTTTTACTTTGGAAAAAGTCGTATACAAGTCCTTCTGCTACCACCCATAGCCCACGGATAAACCTATCATAGAAAACACCGGCATACATATTTTCATAACGTTTTTTTACCTTCTCAGATAAACTGTTGTTGTCTTTCATAGTGAAATGCAGGTATAAAGCGTTTTTCTCTTTGTGCTTTTGTATCCACTCCTTATAGAACCAATGTTCCGGTGTGTCGGGGTTACAGTTAAACCAAAACTTTGACCTTTCCACGGAACACCTCGCCAAAGCTTGTTCCACAAAAGAACGAGGCATCAAAGCAACTTCATCAAACATAACCCCTGCTAAGGTCATACCTTGTATCAAAGCTGCCGAACCTTCATCTTTACCACCAAACAAATAATATTTATTTACTCTGCCATCAAGAGAAACCACCATTAAATTTTCACTTTTTCTCTCTGTGATTTTACATAGTCCCTCAAATAAAGTAGGCAACTGCGTTATAACATTTCGCCGCAAACTCTCAATTGTTTTTCCGCATATGGCAAAGGTCTTTCCGTTAAAGCAACTACAGGACCACAAAATAAAACCAATTGACATAGACACCGTTTTACTGGAACGTATAGAACCATCGCATATAATTGCGTCCTTATCCTTATACCTTTCTGTCTGCCACCATGTCATTGTAAGCAATGACCTCGGACTAAACACCGCATACTTCATCTTCGTCTATCCCTTCCATAAGCTGTACACTGTCCTTCATTTTTTCAATCAAGTTGTTTTCAGCGGTTTCCTGCGCCTGATTACTATCGAACATACCCAAGTGCCGTCCTATCTTTTCCAATGCGTCTAACTTGCTGTTAAGCCGTATCTTTACACCATCTTTTCCGGCTTCGATACTTGCAACAGCTCCTATCTTGTCCTTTGGTATGTCCGCGGTATCTTTCGGGATAACACATCCATTATAGACACCTACAAAGTCTGTTATTTTAGCAAACCCTATGGTTGCAAGCTCTCTTAGGACATCCTCTTGACGAATGCTCGTTCTCTCTTGCAATTCTTTTTGCTCTTTTTGCATGTATTTTTGAATGTCAACCTTTGTCAACAATCTCTGTCCAATAGAACGCGCTGTTTTTTTGCTGTATCCTGCTCGGATAGCTGCTTGCGTAGCGTTCAAATCTATAAGATACTCGTCTACAAATTTTTTCTGTTTTTCTGTTAACTTAGACACCTCACCACCTCGATATATAATAGTAATAAAAAAACAGAAGGTAATTTACCTTCTGTTACTATTTTTTATGATTTCTTTATAAAATTTTTTAAGATAATACAATTCACTTTCTTCTAATACTTTTTCATAAACTTTGTTTGAAAATATATTTGTAATATCATTTAAATATAAAGAATCAAATCTTTTTCTATTTAATTCTTTAGAAAAATATAATGAGCAAGCACTATTCAAAGTATCTAAATATGTTTCTATTGGAGGATTTATAACTGTTGAAACATATTCTAAATCTTTATCTTTATCAATTAAATTATAGATTTTATTATCTAAATTTATTTTTGCTGTTTGAATCATTTGATATATCCCAAGCTCAAATGTTGTTTGATTAGATTTTTTATTAGAAATAAAAACAACAATTGAAACTACAACAGCTGCAGCAGATAATACGCTATCAAAAATTATTCCGAGAAAGTCTATCCAATCATTCATTTACTTTTTATCCTTTTTATTTTGAGCTTGCTTTATTAAATGGTCAATCTGATTTGTAGTAGATGCATTACTCCTCCTTTCAAATCCTTCTTTTATTTTTTTATTAGAGTAAATTTCTTCTCGTGTAAGACGTTGTTTTTTATTATCCATTACAATTCCTCCTATTTTATAATAGAATATTATACTACAAAACACAGGAATAATCTAGAAAAAATGGAATAATACATCTTAAACAAAGCTTTATATTTGGACTAGCTGGCAAGGTCACGCCCTTGCTCGATACCACTACTGCGATATAACCAGCTATGTATATTCCGTGTCGCCAGCACGGATATTTTATGTGTGTTTCCGTGGAATACCGCGGCACACAGGCGAAAAAATAATTAAATTGCTTTTTTGCTATACCAATCCGGTATAACACCACCATGTTGTTGTCTTATTAAATTTCTATTTTCTTTTACTTTTCTAAATGCTGGTACCAACCTTGTGATATTTGTATTAATTAATTCATCAGATATTCGTATTACATCCCACTCACTTCCCAAAGCTAGACAAATTAAATTATCTCGTATTTGCTCTTTTTGTTCAGTATTTTTATTGTGATATAACACTCCATCGACTTCCAACACTATTTTTTCATCAGGCAAAACAAAATCAGCTTTATAACGCCCTAATTTAACCTGATGTCTAGCTTTAATATTGTTTTTAACAAGCTCAATAGCAACCATAATTTCTTCTGTACTATCAAACCAACCATCTGTAAACAATTTGTTGTGTATTTTTTCAAACGCCGTAGTATAACACTTAATATTCTTTTTAACTTTTTTAAATCTGCTAACAGCATTTTGAAATTTTCTTTCTTTTAATTCATGGGTTGCTATAACTCTATTTTCTTTATCTGATAAATATTTATCCAGTTTGCACCCTTTACATGTGAATGTTAAGTTCGGTCTATAAGAATATGTTAACATCGGTTCTCCGCACACATGGCAAAGTGGATAGTATACAGTCATACCGTTTAGTTGTCCAGTTTTAATATTATCATTTAAAGCATCAACATATGACATTTCGATTATCCTTTCTGGTGGACTTCGCCCACCTTGACTATACCACACTTGTATGGGGGCTTTCTAGGGTCAAATGTTGATTAGGTTTACAGCTTTTCTGTGCAATCGACGCACCCATCTGTAATCATGGTCCATTTGTACCGCAATTTGTTCAAAAGTCCAACCATTTATGTATCGGTATCTCAGCAGTAGTCTAAATTTGTCACTCTCCACCGTATGGATCGCTTTTTCAATGTCTAGCTTTGCCTCGCACCAATCATCGATTTTGATATTGATCTTTCTTTCATATTCTTCCAGCTTTTCTACAGTTGACTGTACTTTATCGCTTTCACTCGTACCTTTGGGCATATCGCTGTATGTAGGAGTTATCTTAGTTCCGAGGGAAAATATTTCGCTTTTCTCACGTAGAAGCTGATCAATTTCTTTATCTATCTGCTTATATCTTTTCAAAAACTTTACTTTTTCTTGATATGTCATTTTCTTCTTTTCCTTTCTGCAATATCCGCTATAACTGAAATAACACAAAACACTAACACCGTGCCTGAAATAATTGCCCCTATTAAAAAAGCCCACCAATACTGCAAAACCGTGATAAACGGCATGTTTGCAGCTAAAATTATTATCGCTACTAGGAGGATAGATGAGGCTACAGCGCAGAGAAGTGTAACACCATTTTTAACGCTTATTAGTTTTACCTCCATATCACTTACCATCCTCTGTCACTTTTATGAAAAAACCTCTGTGCCTATAGTAAGCTAAAAAATTTGCGTTAAGAACATCTAGAGATAAAATATCTTTTGCACATAGCGACACAAAATAAACACCGTCAATATCTTCACTTTTTATTCTCTCTAAAACTTTATCAAATGAAATTATTTTTGCTTTCATTTTTACTCCTCCTGTATTTTTTGTTTCTTATTGCTCATGTCTATTACTTTTGCCAGTATCGCAGCAGTATTATTAATATCCGCATCATCGGTTAACAGCTTTCTTCTATTCAAGATAAGTAGTTCACTTCTAGAAACCAACTTTAAGTTTTCAATACTGCAATTCAACCTATTTCCATCTAAAAAAATAAGTATATGATTTTCAGGTATTTTTCCATGTTGGTTTTCCCATAACACTCTATGTTTTAGCTGCCATTCGTTAGGGTCTTTTACCTTTATCTCTATGTAACCGTCCTTTGTGATACGTTCACTTCCAATTGGTCTGTAATTTTTAGGGACGTTGCCTTTCTGAAACCATGATTTTTCACAGCCTTTATAACATACACCTTTATAACTTTTATTATGGGGAATGTGTCCTTTTTCAAATTTTCCATTTACCCCATTTTTAAGACCTTTCCTTTGCAATAACCCTTTCATTGCTTCAAAAGTAACAGATTCGTGGAAGTGAGTATTAAATTTGTCTGTTATTTCTTTATAGCTCGTACCTTCTATGTTTTTTTCAAGGAAATCAACCATTTCTTTTGTATATTTCATTCCCATTGTTCAAACCTTTTAATTCTTTCTTGTAAAGCTTCTATCTGAACCTTTAAGTTTATAACTTCGTCCGGAGAACTCCCTGTACTTTCATAGTTATAAAGCATATTTACAGCACGTACTTGATGAAGTGGATTCTTTAATACAGGCAATCCGTTTTTATCTAACTTTGTCAAACGCTTAATCATTTTTCACTGGCTCCCAATAAAGGAATTTCGTACTTATCTCCTGCCCCGTATTCATCCAAATGTTTTTTTACTGACAACACCAAAACCCCATTATCTATAATATTTTTAGCTATTTTAGTTACCGCTTCAGTACGTTTAATCTCTTTTTCCAATTCATCATCACTCAGAGTATCATCTTGTAATCGTTCAATTTGCTCAAAGAGTGCATTATTTAAGTCGCATAGTGTATTTTTCATTTTCTCACCTCCTAAAATCCTTGTACATCAAGCTCGATTGAATTCCTGTATTATTCTGATACTTCCCACTGCTATATAAATCATAGTCTCCTTTTATGGTGTGGTAGTAAATTTGGCATATTTCTACATCTGGATAAATCACTGTTGGTTGCTCAACTGTAATTTCCAGAGTCCAATGTCCGTTAAACCCGATATCACCAAATCCCGCAGTGACATGTACCGATATCCCCAGTCTACCAACAGAAGAACGCCCCTCCAACATAGGAACATATTTATCTGTGAAAGTCCTCTCAACGGTCCTGGCAAGATATACTCGTCCCGGCTGCAGCAACAAACCCTCTTTGGGTATAATCAGTCGGGCTGTTGGATTATTTTCTTTCATGTCTAAAGTTTTATTTTTGTAAACAACCAGCTCATCACTTAGAGTTAAGTTATAGCTATTAGGATTTATTTTACTTCTATCAAACGGCTCTATTTTGATATTGCCATTCCTGACCTCTTTCTCTATTTCTTTTCCTGACAAAATCATCTTTTTACTCCAACGTCACTTTTATTCTCTTTCCAAGTGCTTCTGCGATAAGCTCCAACACATCTAGCTTTACCCTTTCGCCTCTTTCCATTTTGCGAATGGTATTAGCAGATACGCCTGACTTATCAGCAAGTTCCGGAAGTGTCATGTTATAAAAATTTCTTAGTGCTCTTAGTTCTTGTTCTACTGTCATGCTTATGCTCTCCTTTACTCTTCTAAACCGCACCCTTTAACTGCAACTCTTAGTAGCAGTAAGTAGTTTATAAGGTCTCCAATCTTTTCATCCCAGACAGCCGGTGCATAGCTTTGCCCGCTATTAATCATGTCGTATACACTAACTGTATGTTTCGTCATCATCCCTGCAAGAGCCTGTGTCACGGTACACGCCTGTAGTCCTGCCGCTACTCTAAAGTTATGTAGCACGTCCTCATCCGTTGAGTATCCCTCTGCTTTTTCTTTTAAAACTCGCATACACTTGTCAATCGTTATACGTATGGTTTTATCTCTTTCTTCCACAGTCATTTAACGTCCCCTCCCGCTTAAATTGCATTAAGGCTTTCAAAATAAGGTTGTACTGCTCAACTTTTTGTTTTGCGTATATCTCTCCACAGCTATCAGCCCGACACGATTTATATAATGCAGTCCACTTTTCTATTTTCCTATTTGTTTGTTCCACTGTTTTTTCAAGAAGTTCCACTTATTGTATTTCCTCCTTCTTTATATTTTGATATTTTAGCTTTCAGTGCTTGTAATAACGTGTCTTGTACATCTGCTTTTGTTTCAAGTGCCGCCATAACCGTTTGGTCCATGCCACCGTCTACAACTAAGTGGTGTATATAAACTGGTTCTGTTTGTCCTTGTCGGTGCAATCTGGCATTAGCTTGTTGGTATAGCTCTAGGCTCCAATTAAGACCGAACCACACAACATGGCTACCACCCGCTTGTAAGTTAAGTCCATATGCTGCAGATGCAGGATGCGCCAATAACACGTCGAGTTCTTTGTTATTCCACCGCGTTATATCGTCTGGCGTTTTCAAATCA